GGTGGTGGGGAGCTCCTTGTTTATCACAAGTTAAAACATTGTATTGGGTACAAAAAAACCAACACCCAGGAATTGATTGAACGGATAATTGGGTCCATAGCTTTTCATCTCCATTAATTATATCAATATAATTTTGGACGTGATCAAAAGGATAATCTTGGGAAAAAAACGTTACATCTGCTAAATTATTATAATTAATAAATAGATGATAGAAAAAAGTATGAACGTCTCTTCCTTGATTTAAAGGTATATAAGCTTCTCCTGGAAGGAGAGGATTATCCCCTTTTCTATAAGGGGTTATTTTTATTTTAGGATTTAATTTATTTACCCAAGAATAATCCCTATCATAAGCTGCTATAACTAATTCTTTAATCATATTTTTACTACGGGGTGATTAGGAAAAGCATAATGGCATATTCCTTCTATTAAAATGTTTTTGTGGGAAGGGTCATGAATATCATTTTTACGGACATGAGTTAGTAATTTTCTGTAAGATTGTTCAGAGACTAAATGATGTTTTGCTAGATTGTTTCTTTTAATTACTTTTTTTAAAAAATCTTCACATGTCCACCCCTCAATATAATTCCAGATCATTCCATTGTAGTTGTTTAGAGAATTTATATATTCATAAGTTTCATCTAAATACTTTTTATCATTTAAATAATCTGTTTTGGAGACATTTATAAAGTAAAAGTTAGTTTGTGGATAAAAATCTTTTTCTATAATTAGATTATAATCATAGTTGTATTTTATCATCCCCCCATGACCAATACCATTTAGATAATAAAAGTCTGCTTCGGGTATTTCTTTACTTAAAATGTCACTCTCTATAATAACATCATTAGCAGATTTACACAACCACTCTATATTATTTTTCTTACAATAATCAAATACTAAATTATCTAAATCAGCATAACCGTGATTGTGTCCTCTATTAACTTCAGAGTCAATTAATGTAACATTAGAAAAATACTTTTCCCATAAATTTTTATTTTCTAATTGAAGAAAGGATCCATAATTAGTAGCTACTATTATTTGTTTATACTCTTTGAGAACCTTTAAGTTATAAAGAATATACCTTTCTAAGGTATTTAAATCTTCCTGGGATGCTACGTATCCTATAGTTCCGTATGTTGATTTATTTATTAACTCCTTCAGTAACATTTTGTAACTTATTTAGATTCATTGTAGTATTAGAAGGAACATTACTAGGTTTAGTAGCAGGTGTAACTTTTTTTGTTTGCAAAGCTAAATCATATATAGATTTAGTTTCAGTACCTACATTATAAACCCCTTTACAATCTTGTTCTACTAATTTAATAATTAATGAAGCAATTTTATCAACATAATCAAAATTCCCTATCTGGTCTGTCCAGGCTTTGTTATAAGGAAAAGGGGTAGGTTTATGTGTTTCTCTTATGACTAAGTGTTTATCACTATATAACTGAACTAAAGCGTCTGATACTAATTTAGTATACCCATACCAATTATTGCAGTGGACTGGGACATCTTCTTCACTGGCTTTAGGGACTGAGTTAGTGTAGATGTAATCAGTAGAAATATGAACTAATTTACATCCCCATTTTTCACAGTATTCTAAAAGGTTTTTTACACCTACTACATTTGTATCCCAATGTTTGTTTTTATTATTAGAATAAGTATCAGTATGAGCTATACAATTAATAAGGGTTACATTAACTCCAAATTTCGGATATTTAAGAAAATCCTTATCAATAATGTCAAAATTATCTTTTTTCCTAGAAAAGTACTCCCACTGTGTCTGTTTGTGTAACTCAGTTCCTAAAAGCCCATCTCCTAGAATGATAAATTTCATTTACTAAAAAATTCTTTAACTTTATCACAAACATAATCAACATCCTCGATAGTCATACCATGATGTGCCCCTAACAAAAATCCGTTTTTCATAATAGTATCTGAATGTTCAAATTCTTGGAGGTATTCTCTATAAATTGGGTGACGGGTAACATTACCAGCAAAAGTTACTCGAGTTTGGATATTATTTTCTTCTAAAAAGGTTAACAATTCAAATCTTTTTTCTGTTTGAAGTGGAATTGCTAACCAATTAGGTTTAATACTATCATCCGGTAAAACTAAATCTCCTACTCCCTGTAAATTTTCTAAGTAACGTTCAAAATTAGCTCTACGAATTTTAGAAAACTTTTCAAAACGCTTTAATTGAACTAAACCAAAGGCAGCATTCATTTCACAAGCTTTCATATGGTAACCTAATACTCCATACAAAAACTTATGGTCATAGGGTATACCATCTACTTTATGATTAAAACGATCATCTATTACTTCTGAATCGTCTCCTATACGACCCCAGTCTCTATACTGAAGGCAACGGGTGACGTGTTTTTTATCGTTAAACATTACCATTCCTCCAACTCCCCCAGCTGTAATAACGTGTGAAGCATAAAAACTTGTAGTAGATACATCAGTACATTCTGTTTTAGTAATAGTGTCTGCTGAATCCTCTACTAAAAATATATCTTGTCTGTTGTGATTATTTAATTCAAACCTTAAAGACTCCCAATCGGGTTTATTTCCAATAAGATTAGGCAGCATAATAGCTTTAACATCCTTATCTACTACTTTCATTATATCTTCTACTTTAGCACAATATGAAGTAGGATCAACATCTACAAATACCGGAACATATCCTAATTGAATAATTGGGGCTAGTGTAGTTGAAAAAGTACAAGCCGGAGTAATAATTTTACTCCCTTTGGGTAAGTCTAAAGAAGCAATTGCTAAAAGGCAAGCTGAAGAGCCTGAGTTAACAAATACTCCATGTTTTTTACCAAAGCGTTGGGCTATTTCTTTTTCAAATTTAACAGATTGGGGGCCTTGCCCACCTAACCATCCAGAACGAAGGGATTTTTCTACTGCTTTAATTTCTTCCTCACCATAAGATTCAAACTTATAGGGGGCATACCATACTTTTTTCATAACGTTTCGTAAAATTTATTTTGTTTTTCTTGGCGTTCAATATCCTTAACATGGATTAAGCAAAATTCATCATTAGCTGGGAATTGGGTTTGGGTCTTATGTCCTGTTAAATGTTCGTGTACTTTATTTTTCCACTTAATTCGTTTAATATTTTTGAAAATACGACACTGGTAATCAGGGAAATTTACTCTACCTTTACTATCTACATTCCATCCCCATTTTTCAACGTGTTTTTTAGTTAAACCATTAACTTTATTAATACGAGGAACCCAAAATACATCTACCTTATCATTCATTTTAATCATAGATTCAATAGTATCCATTAAATAATCATCTGGGTATTCATCAGCGTCTATTTGAAAAATATAATCTCCTGAGCAATTATCTTTAAGATTATTTTTAAAGGAAGCAAAATCCCCATTTAATGGGAATTCAATGTGTTTATAAGGCATATTAAATTCAGCATACTCTTTTAATACTTCATATACCTCAGGAGTAGTATTACCCTTATCACATTGTACTACAATTTCATCCTGTTCACGTTTATGTTTAAAGAGATAATCCATAAGGTATTTTATCTCCTTCCATTCATTACATACAGGTATAGCGTAGCTTATTATCATTATTTCATTGATTCAAAGACCCCAATATAATCAAGAGCTTCCATATAATCACGCTCACTAAAATTCTTAGATGAGGAATTATCCATTTTATGAGTATGGTATTCCCCTGGTTTGTCTTTTATAGGGAATCTTTCTTTTTCATCTTCAGGTATTTCGACTACAGGAACAGCTGTCCACCCCCAATTATCCTTTCCAGTCCCATTTACATAAACCATTCCTTTATCTGGGAGGTTGACTGTACTAGGGATCCAGTAGTAATTATTATCATCTACGAATGTTAATTCTTTATAAAGCTCAGGGAGGACTTCAAGTTGTTCTTGAAGAAATTCACTATCTTCTTTCATGTAGTTATGTGTCATAAAACCACAACCATAACACATTCTATTAACTAAATTGTACTGTTCTTGGGTTTCATAACAGGCGTCACTCCCACAACGGGGGCAGGTAATTAATTTATCTTCAGACATTTTCTAATTTTGGTAAGTTTAACTTAGGTAAATTTAACTCTACATGTTCTGGGAATAAGGGGGTATATATAGAGAAGTATTCTTCTAATTGTTGCTTCATGTTATCCATACTAAAAGAGTTTTTACTTTTATGGTATTGAAGAGTTGCTCCCTTTTGGTAATTTTTATAATTTGTAAACATATCATAAAGGTAATTACCAAAATCTGAGGAGTTTGGAGAGAACCATTTGCTTTCTTTTAAGATCATATCTTTTACAACAGCACTAGAATGGACATTTTTTAACTCCCCATTTACTAAAGGAGTAAATTTAGCATCTAAAAAGTCTATATGCCCACTCCAATTTGTAGCAATAATTGGTTTTTTAGTTAAACTAAATTCAAGGAGAGGACGACCAAAACCTTCACCTTTAGTTAAAGAAACCATTGCCTTTACTTTTCTGTGATTGTAAAGTTCATTCATTTCTTTATCTGTAAATTCACCATGAAGTAAGTAAATATTAGGTAAATTATTAGCTTCTACTGTGGAGCGAATCTGGTTTATTTTATCTAAAATGATATCTCTATCCATGTAAGAAGCACCCGCCCCACTACATTTTAAAATAAGAGCAGGGGTTTTCTTTTTATTCTTAAATGTTTCTAAAAATAGTTTAATAAGTAAACCTACATTTTTTCTATCTTCTCCTAAATCACCTTGCATCCAATGTCCTACAAATAGGTAAGCAAATGATTCTTTTATTTCTTCTAAATCTATAGAACTTTTTTCTTTAGAAGGAAAATATGTAGTTAAATCAGCTCCTTCAATTAATACTTCTACAGGCTTTTTTAGGAATACTTCCCCTAATTTAGTTCCATCTGGTCCTTCTTTAGTGAACTTACTGTCTTTAAATACTGTTTGAGAGTGAGTAGAAGAAACTAAATTTAAATCCATTCTATTAAGCCCTTCAATCCATTGGGGAGCACATACTGTAGTTTCAATTCCTGCTGTAATTCCTATATTATATTCTCCTACGGGCTGAAATTCATTGGGGACTGTTATTTGCGCCCAAATTTGAGGTTTAGAAGGAAGGTGATTACCAGGAGGTAATAAATGAGGAGTTAAAAACTCCCACTCAGAATGATCTTCTATAAAACCCCAAGGGGTATTACCCCACCTTTGGGGAAGGATTTTAACATCATACTTATCAAGTTCAATAATAGATTTAACTATATCTCTAGATCTGGCCCCATAACCTGAGTAGGTATCAACAGGGCAACTTATTATAAATAATGGTTTCATTAATAGTCTAAATTATGGGGAATAAATTGACGTTCGATTTTGTCAACTTTAATTAAGTTATATTTTTTTCTGGGTTTCCAAGTATCAAGTAATTCATTTATATTACTCATAACTCTATATCCCATTTGTTCTGAAGTGAACCCTGCTTCTTTACTAGTGGCCCACTCTCTACCTAAATCTCCTCTGATTTTTCTTTCTTGTGGGCCCATTTCATAAGCTTCTAATAACCTATCAGCAGCATCACTAGCATCACATCTATCATCAAAAATATAAGGAGTAGGTACAGATCCTACAATAGAAATATTAGAAGGATAAACTGGTAAAGCCCATTTACCATGTTGTCTATAAGTACCCCTATGGTTTGAAGGTACTTCACTGTCTGGGGTAAACCATTCTCCTTTATGGTCTACAAACCTCATTTGGTCTTGCATACCTCCAGTTACGTTAGCTATAATAGGATTACCTACTAATAAAGCCTCAGTTAAACTTAATCCCCACCCTTCATTTGAAGTAAGTTGAATTTGAACATCCGTAGAATTATATAAGTAATTCATCTGTTCAGGAGATAGTTTTTGTTCAGAAAATATAAAATTATATCTTTCGGGTTCGTTTCCACATAATGCCTCTATAACTGCTGGGAGGTTAGTTCCATTGTTGTCTACTTTGGCTGTATGAAGTACTAAAGCACATTTTTTAGCTTTTTCTAGGGGAAGTTTATCAACAAATTGTTTAAAAGCCCAAATAGTATCCGGGACTTGTTTGCGTCTAATATTTCTAGAGTTATATAAAGCTATAAAATCATACTCTTTTCCTCCACAAAGTTGGGATTTGAAATTTTGTAAAGTTTCCCATTGATCATGATCTTTATCTATAGGGAAAAATAACTTATGATTTAACCCATGGGGAACATACGAAATAATTTTATCCTTAGCTTTATCCCCTAATACTAGTTTATTAATGTTAACAGTTTGTTTTGAAATACCCATTAGTAAATCACAAGATTCATAATACGTTTTATTATACATTGGGGCTGGGTAATCATCCCAAATGTTTAAATAAATAATAGGAATATGTTTCCTAATTTCGTTTTCAATTTGGAACAACCAGGTCCAATATCTAGGATCAGTAAATATAAAAATAGCGTCAGGTTTTTCCTGTTTAATTAAATGCCTAATTAAATCAGGATTACCATACCCACTGTTAGGATGTAATATAACTGAGGAATCACTTAAGCCTGCTATATTATTAGTTTCTTGGCTAAGGTCTACAGGTTTACCGGCTTCAGGGTGTTTGATTGCTGCTGCTACTTGAACCCAATTGTAGTGATGACAGGTATGTAAGACTATTTCTTTTGCTACTGTTCCGATTCCCGAGTGGGTTCTTATATCATCGCATAACAAAAGAATTTTTTTTCTTTCGGATTGAGGTATGTACCCATCCATTTTCGTAACTACTTGCATTAAAAGTTGTATTTTTATAAATCTAAATTAGTGTGATTGTGGATTTGTCTTTTAAAATCCTCATCGGTAAGGTATAAATGAACACATCTATCAGCAAGTTTTTGGAACGAAAACTTATGTCTAACACAAGCTACTTTAAATTCATCAAATAACTCACTTTGAACCTTTACACTTGTTAATGTCATATCTTTTTTCATAGCGTATATTTTGATATAAATATTCGCAAAATTAAGAAGGTGTATTTTTATTACAAAGTTTTTCATCCCCATTAAAAGGACACCACTCACATAGCCTTGATACTACTTTAGGATGTTCTTTATCTTGGTATTCACCTTTAGGAGTAAAACATTCAGTAATAAACTCTTCTAATATGCGGTCTGCTTTTTTAAGTTTATTTCTACCTGCAGCCGGCCTATGTTGTTGTACTCTATAAATTGGATAATCACTATTTTCCCATACTTTTCTACGTACAATAAAAAATTCTACTTCTATATTTTCAAGTGGAATACCATATTGTTCATTAAAAAACTTTTTATAAAGTACAAGCTGCATTTGCTTGTTTTCATCTTTCTTAGCTTTAGCACTCCACCCTCTAGTAGACGTTTTTATATCGTATACATAAAATTTATTTGTAGGTTCATGGTATAATACAAGATCAATAAAGCCTTTGTATACTAAATTTCTACCAACGTTCATCACAATTGGTAATTCAATTCCTGCTAAATGCCAACCACGATTACCAAAGTATTGTTTACGTTTTTTCTTAAGAAATTCAAGTATAGCTACACCATCTTCAAAAAATTCTCTAAGCTCCTCTGGGGATGAGTAATGGGTTTCTTTGTTTTTAGTGTAACTTTCTTTGTAGAGGCCTATAAACTTTTCTTGGAATAATTCTTCTAAATTCATGGCATCTGCTTTTACCCCAGATTGTTCATACAATACAGTAAGCCAATCTTGGATCACCTCGTGCATTGCAGTACCAAAAGTAAAGTGAATTGAAGGGGAATCATCGTAATGTCCATCTTTGTATTGAAGTGACCACTTATGTGGACAACTTCTATACATAGACATTTGTGAATAAGAAATTGTCTTTTGGTAAGCATAATTTACCTCAGGCAATTCCCTATTTTGTATCTCCTTAAGTATTTGAGGTTTCTTGGGCATATATTTTTTTTATTTTATCCCACAACTCTTTATCTTCTTTTAGCAGATCTTCCTCTGCATAATTTAAATGAGGGCGAGTATTTTCCTTCTTATTAGAAAAAGGTTTTATATGTGGAAAAACAGTTTCTATTTCTTCTAAACAATAAGTAAAATCTGCTATATTTTTAGCCAATTGGTTCCATTCATAATAAATTTCCATCCCCTTTTTTAGTTTAGAAGATTTAGGGTCTAATTTAAGTTGTATAGTAAAATATTCCCAAGCTTTTTCCTTCATGGACAAAAATGAAGATATAGTATCTACAGGGTTTCTTATTTGGTGGTATATAGATATCCCTGGAAATTTGCTTTGGACTTCCTTTAATGAAGGTCCATATAAAGGAGGGTTTTTTATTAAACACCAACTTGATACCCCATTGCTATTAATACACTCATGTCCTACATTAAAAAATTTAGAAGCATAACGTGTTCCACTTCGGGGGCATCCTGTTATAATAAATTGGCTCACAATATAATATAAGCTGATTTATTATGTTCTTTAATCTCTATAGAGGATTTACCCGTAATTTCTATAAGTTTATTTGCGATTCTTAACTCAACTTCGCGGTGGGTATCATCTATAATAATAGGGATCTTAAGATTAAATAAATCTAAATTTTCTAATACTTTAGTTCGTCCTATATCTCCTCGAGGACCATCAAAAATAAGAAGAGAATAATCTTTAGGAAGATTTCCTAACCATTCTCTATCATACCATCCTTCTTTAATAGGGGAATAATGATATATTAAATTAGGGAATTTATTCACCCAATCTTTATTATCTTCTATGCAATGGGTATTATATATTTTTCCTAGTTCGTGTGTCCCTGTTCCACTTCCTAATTCTAGAATAGTAGAACCATGAGGAATGTTATCTAGGATCCAATTAAATAAGTTAAGACCTATAGCAAAGTCTCCTAAGTTATTTTGATTTACTTTCATATAATTTTTCTAATTTTTCTAAATAAAGTATAGCGTCCATTAATTCTTCTTTCATGTGAGTAATCCACTCTTGAAATTTAAGATCTTCTCTGTCTAAATTGACACCATACTTTTTTTCACCCATTTCAGCTCGAGTGGTGAATTGTTCTATAACTGAGGTTACAATACTGTCCATTTTTATAATATAATATCTTCTGGGGAGGGTTCAAAGCTGGTGTAAAATTCTTCTGGTTCCCTCCAGTTTTGGTGTTTTTCGGTATATTGGCTTTTATATTCTACCCTTTCAGGTTTTTTATAATTTTGGGTTAAGTTTCCTTGGGGATGAAATCCTGTGGTGTAAGTATAAGAATATTTAAGATCAAGTTTTTGCATTACTTCATTTCTAAACTCTCTAGGGGTTTTATCTTCAGGTAAAATTCTGGTTAGAAATTCTGTTATTCTTTCGGTATATTCACTATCCCCAGCAAACCTAGTATCATCAAAATAACCAAAAGTTTTAAATATGTCTCTTTTATACCAATTAGTTCCAGTAGCTTCACCTTCTTTATAATATCTAGGTTGGGGTCCTCTCCAAGGATTACACCTAATACCATTAAAAATACCTACTATTACAGATAGTTTAGGGTAGGTTAAAAACGTATCTACATAAATTTTAAACCTATCATGGGTAGAAGTATCATCAGCATCATGTATTGTAAATACATTCCATTCTTTATCTTTCATATAATAAAGAGCTCTATTTCTACTATAATAACACCCTTGGTTTGTATGGTTTTTTAATACTGTAATATTAGGGTATTTTTTAGAATAACTTTGAGCAATTTTGTAAGATTTATCGGGGGATGCATCATCTACTATGACAAGTTCCCAGTTAGTATAGGATTGTTTAAGGATAGACTCTATAGCCTCTTTTAGAGTAGATTCAGCTTTGTAACAAGGTATAATACAAAGAATTTTCATAGATTAGGGTATTCTTTAAAATTTTCTAAGTTAGAAATACTTTGGGAATCCATAGCATAAATATTAAATTTAGATAAGTTATCCTTAATTGTTTGAGCAAAAGGACCACAATGTTTTAAATAAGGTGGATAATATCCTTTTTCTAAAAATGAAACGTCTATAGGTTGTTGTCCATACCATTCATTATTTTTCATTAATCTGTAAGCGGTACTAGCCCAAAGTTTATGATTGTTAATAGAATTTATAATTTCTCTAGATAAAGGGTATTCAGCCTCCCCATTTCTAAAGCATTTAGCACATTTTTTACATACTGTTCCATACTCTCCCCTAAGACATGATTGTGAAAGGTCTTTTAAGTATGTTTCTCCTACAATTTTATAAGTTAAAACCTCAGCTACACCTGCTACAGGAAAAACAAGCTCTAAGCCAGCTTTTAGAAATAAATCATAATAGTGGTTAGTGTATGATATATCAGAAAATTCTCTAAAATATTTCCCTTTCCACATATAGGCAGATTCTAAAATAGTACCTGTAGCTATAAATCCTAAATTATACCAATCCGCCATTAGTATACAAGGAATCAATACACAAAAATCTGTAGAATATCCCAAATGAAGGTTATGGTTCATTCTAACTTCTTCCTGATTAGTTGCTATATTGAATATTTTCCTATCAGGTTCATTAATTCTTATTTTACTTAAAGTAGCATAAGCATTGCTTTGATTTAAATCACGGGATAAATCACTTTTTCTTTCGTTATAACCTAAAACTGTATCATCAGGTAAAAGAAATTTAGCAGCTGTTGAATCTTTTCCTGTGGAGAAGGCTAATCCTATTTTATTTCCTTGTTTTCTACTAAATTTATGCCCTTGTAATATACCTTTTTCCCAAGGCTTTAATAGAACATATTCACATAAAGCTAATAAATCGGGGTGGGTTTCTTTTAATTGAAACCCTTCAGGCATTTCAAAAAAGATCTTATCCCTAAACCAAATAACATTTTTTATTTGTTTCCAATCCCCCATTTTACTTAAACATTTTAGCTACTTCCTTGGGTTGATACCCAGCTTTATATAAAACTTCTTCTAAGTGATCATTATCTAAAGTAATGACAGCATTAGTTGCTTCACGTCTAGAACACTCCATTATTTTACATATAGCATCTACTAATTCAGAGGTAGGTTGTTTCATTTTAGATTTAATATATTTAAGCCAAACATTTTGTTTTGGTAATAAATTACAGTATACTATATAATATTTTTTCTTATCAGTGTAAGGTATAGTTTGCACATAATTTACTAATTCAACAAATGGCTGGTGCATAGATAAAAAACGGTTAACCATGTAAGGATTAAAGGACTCCCTCTCTTTGTCCGAGAAGGAGTCCCAATCTCGTTTCTTACCTGTTAATTCTTTTAACCAATCAAATAGTGTCATAATCACCTCGAATTTCAGGTGGCAAACCTTGTCCTAAGATTTTACCTGTTTCGGGATCATAAAACACAGGAATAGGCATTACTGCATCTTCTGGGCTATTAGTAATAAAGCGGGAAACTTTGCGGAGAATAAATCCTTGTTGCCACACTTTACCACCATTTTCAGTTTCCATAGAGGTAGTTTTGCTCAAATCAATTTGTGGTTGAGCTGTCATTTCTGATTTCTTCATAATCTATTTCTTTAATTTCGTTACAAAAATAATATAATTCTTCTTTTTTTAGTACTGTATCGCAATGCCAATGCTTTCTAAGTATATTAGCATCTACTTTATCAGTAACCTTAACAGTACGATACAACATAAACATTCGATCTCCAAACTGTATTATATCTTTATATAACAACTTTGCCGGAGATTTCAAGTAGTTTAGAAATACATGCCATTATATTAATTTCCTTATCAATTCGGAAATTTGAATGATACATATATTCTTCAATAATAATAATTGCTTCTGCAGGTCGGGATGTATACTCGTCTATACGCTCATATAAAGCTTTATATAACGCTTCAAAATCTTGTACATTGGAATCAGCAATTACTTGTCTAATTTGTTTAAATGATTTTTTATTAGGCAATAATTCAATTACTTTATCAATGTAATTAGATGATACAAGTGTTTGTTTATCTAACTCTAGTTCACCATCTCTAACGCTCATCTGACATACGTTAAGCATCTTACGTACGTCTGGGTAGTATTGGTTTACAAGATCTTTAAGGTGGTCAGTGCTGTGTTGCACGTTTTCCTTAGATAATACATTAAAAAGGTGTTGTGCAACTGCACCTTTAGTTGGAGGTATAATTTTAAGTACTTGACAACGTGACTGTAGAGGATCAATAATACGCTCTACATAATTGCAAGTTAAAATAAACCGAGTGCTTTTAGAGAACGTTTCAATAACGTTCCGGAGAGAAGCTTGCGCTTGGATAGTAAGAAAATCAGCCTCATCCAAAATGACCACTTTAAGTGGTTTAAACGACATTGTACTAGCAAACCCCGATACTTTATCTCTAATTGTTTCAATACCCCTTTCATCAGAGGCATTAATATAAAGGTACTCACAATCAAGATTCTTAACCAGAAGTTTGGCGAGCGTAGTTTTTCCTGTACCAGCGGGTCCATAGAAGATTAGATTTTGAATATCGTTCTCTTCTAAATATCGTTTAACAATATTTTTTAGGTGCTCATTACCTACATAATTTGTAAGTACATTAGGGCGATACTTTTCTACCCACAAACTATTATTGATAGCCGTCTCCATAAAAGTCAAATGTTTTGATTGGTTCTGGTTTGATTTCTACTTCTATCCTATCTACAGCATACAAAGCACTTCCAATAGGATCAAGATAAAATGCTTTGTTAAATTTAGTTTTTTGGAAATATGCTTCTAAAGTATCTGTAAGTGTATCATACACCTTACCCTCTGAGCTTGCAACGAGAGTCCACCGGTCACCCGGTGGAACTCTCTTTGCGATCAGTTGTTTCTCTTCTACTGTTTCGAATTCAGACATTATCTAAATTTAAAACATTCCAGGCATAGCTCCAACCTCTTCTTTATCTTCTTGAGGTTTATTTACTACAGTACATTCAGTCAATAAAATAGTACCTGCAATTGAAGCTGCATTTTCAAGAGCACAACGCGTAACCTTGGTAGGATCAATAATTCCTGTATCTAAGAAATCACTAAACTTACCAGTTTTTATATTATAACCAGTGCCAATTTTACTCCCTGAAGTAACACTAAATTCAATTCGAGAAGCATCTTCAACACCTGCATTGTTAAGAATCTGCTTAAATGGCTTACGAAGTGCAGCCTTAACAATAGCACAACCAATTTTCTGGTCGCTATTTTTCATATTTTCTTCACATCCAACGTTGTGGGCTGCTCTAAGAAGTGCCAAACCACCACCAGGGACAATACCTTCTTCAATAGCAGCTTTGGTAGCTTGAAGAGCATCATCAACGCGATCTTTCTTTTCCTTCATTTCAGTTTCAGTATTTCCACCAACATGAACAACAGCTACACCTCCTGTAAGTTTAGCAAGACGCTCTTGGAGTTTTTCAATCTCAAATGGTGAGGTAGAATTTTCAATCTGAGCTTGGAGGTCATTACAAAGACGCTCAATAGCTTCTTCTTCACCAGCACCATCAACAATAGTTGTAGTTTCTTTAGTAACAGTAACTGTACGGCACTCACCTAACCAATTAAGATCAAACTTTTCAAGTTTCATACCTTTGTCTTTATCAACAACTTGACCACCAGTAAGTGTAGCCATGTCATTCAAAAGCAAAGTACGACGATCACCAAAGTCAGGGGCTTTAACAGCACAAACATTCAAGATACCTCTCATTTTATTTACAATGAGGGTAGCAAGTGCTTCACCATCAATATCTTCAGCAACAATAAGAAGTGATTTTGCCTGTTGAGACAAGTTTTCCAACAATGGGAGGAGGTCTTTAACACTACCAATTCTACCATTGTAAAAAAGAATAGCAGCATCCTTAAGAACACAAGTCAAGTTATCATTATTAGTAACAAAATAAGGTGACTTATAACCTCTACCAAATTGCATACCTTCTACAGTCTCAAGGTAAGTTTCGCCTGTACGAGACTCTTCAATGGTAACTACACCATCACGTCCTACCTTTTCCATAGCAGTAGCAATCAATTCACCAACTTCTTCATCATTATTAGCTGAAATGGTAGCTACTTGGCGAAGTTGATCTTCACTAGAAATGTCTTGGGAAATTTCTCGAAGATAATCTACATGTTCTTTAACGCAGTTATCAATACCACGCTTAATTTCTACAATGTTATGTCCCTTATCACTGTAACGCATACCAGCGTTTACAATTTCACGGGCCAACAAAGTAGAAGTAGTGGTACCATCACCTGCTTGTTCAGCGGTTTTAATAGCAGCCTGTTTTACCATTTGAGCACCTGTGTTTTCAACAGTGTCTTCAAGTTCAATGGCTTTAGCTACGGTTACACCATCTTTAGTACTCTGAGGTACTCCTTGCTCGTTTTGGATAACTACATTACGTCCATTAGGTCCAAGTGTAGTTACAACGGCATCTGCAAGTTGGTTGACTCCGTCAATCAACTTTTTACGGGAATCATCCCCATAATTTACAATAGTTACTTTACTCATTCTTCAATAATTGCTAAAATTTCATTTTCTTTACAAACCAAGTACTCATCACTTCCATGATTTAGTACTGTAGGACCCATTTGGGGCATAATAACTACATCACCTTCTTTAACAGTAGGTTCAATAAGTTGACCCATAGCACTGTATTGACCTGGACCAACAGATACTACTTTACCTTTAAGGGTTTTTTCTTTTCCCATATCTGGGACTACAATGGAGCCGTAGGTGCTTTCTTCCTCCTCGATTTGCTCCACAATAACTGCGTTAAATAGCGCTCTAAGTTTCATTTATACAATAGTTTTTAATTCGTTTTTAATAGATTTCAATTCCTCGATATATTCTTTAAGACTATCGTAAGACTTCTGTCGAACCTGATGTTCTGCAACACGCTCAAGTGCTGTTGCTAGGTTTTTAAAGTGACCAATACACGAATCATAAGGTATTCCACTATCGGGGATAATCTTATGGTACGCTGAGTAGTTTAGGTCGTCTACTTGGATAAAATAAGGTTCAAGCACAGGGTCTTTGATAAACTTCATAACTTTTAGTTTTTTAATTACGTGTGAATATACGAAATGATCTTCAGGGCACCAACCTAAAGAATAATTACTTAATAGTAATTGATTTTGGCTTTGATTCAGTAGCAAACGGGATACTAATTACAAGTAGACCATTCACCATCTCAGCATTGGCTTTAGCCAGATTAAATCTACGAGAGATTTTCCAGCCCAAATTAAAATTGCTCTTTTTGATACCAGAGTGGTAGTAACGAACTCCTTCATGAGTTCCGTTTCGAGGTTCTGCTTTACCTTTATCGTAGGAAAGTCTAAGGACGTCACCTTCAATATTAATATTTACGTCCTTCTTATCAATGCCTGTACAAGCTACTTCGAGTGTAAGGCCGTTTTGATCTTCAAACACATCAATTGGATGTGTTACATTGGGTCGACTAGGCTTATCAAATGTGCCTTGTGAGTCGAAAAAGTTTCTAACTAGTACATCAAGTGGACTAGTATAATTTT